CCTGCCGCGCCATCTCAGCCAGTAGTGGAAGCCGACTTTAACATAGATGCTCCGCCGCCGCCGCCAGCCGCCACAGGCGTTGATTATGAAATGTATGGTCTCATATTCGCTTGCAACACCGCTGACGAGATACGCCAGCTTTATACCTTGCACAAAGATCGCGTAAACAAAGATGAGGCGCTGAAGAAATTCCTTACCGACTCCGGAAAGGAACTTGCAAATAGCAGGCCGAAGTTGGCTATACCGGTACAAATGCCAGGCGCAATAGATATATCAAAAGAAGTGGTGAGTATGCCACCAGTAGTGGTTGACGATCCTTTGATATAATTTGGCACGGTAATTGCTATATATCATGAAAACGATATAAAATGACAACAGAGATAATAACTTTCGATGAAAACAGCATTAAGACTGTAATTTGCATAGAAAATGTAAACACAACAGCTTGTGGATCTGCCCCAGCTTCGCATATATCTTTCGAACAAGAAATGAAAGAGAATCCAGGGATTGATTTTAAAACACCGCCACCTTTGCATGGCGGTTTCGACTGTAACATCGAAAGTTATTTTTCTGTTTATATAGATAATAAATTTAACGATAATTACATGGGCGTTAAAGCGTATGGTCGTTATTTTTTATGTCCGACGATTTAAATTAAAGATCATTTTTATAATGGAAAATTTTGACCAGCACGTTCCGCAAAGCACATTTATAAAGGAGATCCGGTACTCCGAAAATCACCTTACCATCTACTTTCAAAGAGATGGAGCGGTTATAGATTATGAAGCTCCTCGCGATGTTTACGACTCAATGTGCGGCGCGGAAAGTGCTGGCAAATTTTATCATAAAAACATAAAAGGTCATTATGAATCTAAACGTATCAAATAGCCGTTATTTTTGGCTAAAACTTGCAGCGATAATATTGTTGTCTGCTATAATCCAAAACTTTTAAAACAAAATGAGCAGTACAGCATTAGTAGTATTCACCCCAACGGCGGAGCAATTAGCAGACGCAACAAAAAAAGGAGATGCGTGGAAAACCTTCGGGTATAACATGTCGCTCACTAACCTGGCTTTAATAGATAAAGCAGCAAAGTTGAAACCGACCCTGCCGACTAAGGTAGAAGATATAGCGGCGGCGGAAAAAACCCTGGCCGATCTTAAAACGGCATTCAAGGACATCCAAACCGAAAGGAAAGTTCCCACCGGAAAGATTGACGCCGTAACCAGCGCGTTAATGAAGCCGGAAAAACAGATAGAGCAGTATATAAAAGAGTTATCCGATGCTCTTTTGCCATTAAAGCGACTTGAAAAAGACGATTTAGATAAAAAACAAAAGCGCACCGACGAGTTGCGCCGGTTTACTGAAACGACGCAGATACAATATAATGAAGCCGTGGCGTTCGTTGAAAAAACAATCGAAAGATTAAAGTCTGAAAAATACGAGGCGGCCCTTGAAAAGATAGAGGTTAACAACATTGCAAACCACGTCCTTTGGTTGAAAGGTTTGGTTCGTGATAATGAATTTTACCAGCCAATACCTCAGGACGCCGATCCGGAAAAACAGGAAATACTTACACGCATATTTTCAGCGTGGGATAATAAATTTTATATCGAGAAATATAAAACCGGCCTCGATACTTTGTTTGTTGATTTTGCAACAGCTAAAGCAAACAAGACCGACGCCCTCCTTGCTTTGAGTGTTAAACAAGAGGCGGCAACAAACGATATAAACCAGGCGACGGAAATGAAAAACGTAGTCGCCAGCATGGACGCTGTTTCTTATAGCGGCGGTGGTGGTGGATCATTTGCTCCGGCCACAAGAGCGTTAAAAGAGTTTTGGGTTGTAGATATGCCGCACACCGAAAGTAACATGATACATATTATGCGTGCTTTTGCGGTTAATATCGTTTTAACCATGCCAACTCTCCAGGTGAAGGATTGCTTTAATATCGATATTAACAAGATGGCCCAGGCCCTGGCTAATGTCAAAAATAATACCGATCCTAACTTCCAGCCCGACAAAATAATATTTAAAAAATCAGATAAAATATAATGAAGACCGCAATATTTACAGTTCCGAACGGCGAGACTTTTACAATGCCTATGCCATTAAAGTCTCAGATTATTAACCTTATGGCTAATCCAGTTACTGGACGCCCCACGGTTTGTTACACTTATCCTGGTATAGAGTTAACTGAGCGCCAGGTAAGAAAATTCCAATGGATGCACTGGGAAGACGATATCAAAGACAAGCAATCCGATTTTGTATATATTGGCACGATAATTGCGCCGCAACCAGGAAAAGATAAAGTAATAAATATTCTTCATCTTTTTGAGAAGATAAATTAATATCTATATCTTTGGCACGGTAATTGCTTTACATCAGTATAAAACAAAAAAACATGAACAACGCAGTGAAAAACTTTAGCCGTTACACCTTCCACGCAGATGGCCGTGTAACCAATACCGCAAGCGGTAAAGACATTAAGATCGACGCAAAGAGCAACGATACAAACCAATTTTACTCCCTGCTTAACGATGAGGGGAAGAAGGTTTCGGTTAAATCCTCCGTCGTAAAAGCCGAAGCCGGAAAAGCGGTTCCAGCTAAGAAGGCCACTCCAGCCAAAAAAGCTGCTCCGGCAAAGAAAGCAGCAGCTCCAAAGAAGGCCGCGCCAGCTAAGAAGGCCGCAGCTCCGAAGAAGGCAGCTAAAAAAATAGAAGACGGCGAAGGTAAAAGCCATAAGCCCACCCTCGATTACGCGAAGGCCCAGGAGATCAGAAAGAAATATTCCAAAGGGGCTAAGAAAGCAGCCCTGGCCGAAGAATACGGCGTAAGCAATGGCACGATATATTTTGTGCTTAACTACACCAACTACCCTCTCAAGGATGGCGACACGGCTTACGTTCCAATCCCAGAAGGATGGGTTCCTCGCAGCGAAAGAGTTAAATAATATCCATTCATTATAAAGGTAGATTGTTAACAGCAATCTACCTTTTTTTTATTTCTTTACAATGGGATTGATATATTCAAATGTCGTTAAGCACGATAATTTATCTTTTGAAGATTATCTTAGACTACCTGGCCAGGGGCACTCTTTTTACAAAAGCGCGAAGGATGGAATTGTCGAGGATTTTACGCCTACCGAAAAGATGCAGCTCGGTAGCGTTGTCGATCTTATTTTAACAGAACCGGCGCGTGCAGATATGAACCACCGTTTATATAGCGTGGCGCTTCGGATCGCGGCAAAAATACAAACCGACTTCGGAACGTACTTGCGTTTCATGAAAAGCCAGGTATCTTATAACGGAACGGTAACAGACGACGTTTCTGGGCTTTCTCTTGCTATTACGGGCCGTTTAGACTACCTCTTGAGCGAGCTTGCGGTCTTAGACCTTAAAGTAACCGCTGCCGGTACGAAAAGTAACCCAGTCGGGTCGTTGCTGGCCCTTATTGAGTTTATGGGTTACGACAACCAGCTTTACAATTACGGACGCATGGCAAAGGTGGCGAAACATTATATTTTGATCCACAGCACCGCCTTAAATGCTACCTACCTATTTCAACGCCTCACAACGCCGGAAAGCATAGCAAAAGCCGAGGCGTGGTGGGCCGGTAAGATCGAAGAACACGGAATGATAATTTAAAAACAATTTTATGAAGCTATACCGAGAAAAAAGAATTATTTACAGGGATAATGGACAGGAATATATGATTAGGTGGTATATTATTAAAAATAAACACTTTAATCTTATGCTTCATAAGATATTACTTTCAGATCATAATTGCTGCCACGACCATCCGTGGGGTTTTATATCTTTAATTTTAAAAGGAGGTTATGTTGAAACGGTTGAAAAACCAATGTGTGAACATTGGAGTGTAGATGATTTAGATGAAAGAATAAATACTACTAAAAAAATAATTCATCCAGGACAAATAATATTTCGTAAAGCAGAACATCGGCATAAATTAGATATTTATCAAAATTGCTGGACTTTAGTTTTAAGATTTAAAGTCAAAAGAAGGTGGGGTTTTTGGATTAAAGATAGGTGGGTTCATTGGAAATTATTTAATGAAACTTCAGATTGTGGTTAACTTGTTAGCGCGGTATATATTTGCTGAGTATAGCGATACCGTAATTGCAACCCATTTGTGCCGCCGTTAATATGCTCGGTTATTATTGTAACAGTTGCCATGTCACAACCTTTGTCGCATATAGCCCAAAGGTTGTGCGACGTAAAGAACCAGGCAGCGGAAAGTAGATCATAGGGAGCTTCTTCTACTATATCTGGATTGTTTATTAAGTCAACCACAATTCCCTTAGTGGCCAACCAATCCTGGAACGCTTTGTAATTATCATAGAATGTTATTTGCAACCTGCCGCGCCCGCGATATTTCCATCCGTCTCCGCTTGTCTCATCACCGTTGCCGTTCCTGTTGGCATAAATACGGTTCGCAATCCGTTCCTGTTGGCGAGCATAGTTCGCCTCGTCGTCGTTTGGGAAATGCTTAGAAAACAAATCCTGCAACGCCTGGGCCGAGTAGTTAAGGTTTTCAACCTCTTGAGTAAACTTACCGGATTCCTCCTCTGTTTGCCCCAGGAAATTAGATAGACGTTTTGGGCCGTCTATATCGGCGTTAGATAAAAAATCTGGAGTTAATGTACTTAGTATATTATCGGGAATGATACCGACCAGCTTATTTATGTCCATGTTTACCGAATCTAAATATGTTATAAGATACGCCGATCATAACAGCAGGACGTAGGTTTGGCAATGTAAGACCGCCGGTTGCAGCAATGCCCCAACGCGACAAGTCGTTGTCAATATTTACCTCTTTTAGCGAGGTAATTTTAACCGCCGTGTCCGCGCTACCAACGTCGAGAAACCAACGTTTGTCGGCCAGCGGGAAGGGCTTCTTCCATTTTAAGCCGAAAGGCCACGGTTTCTTCCAATACCGGTTAATATTTAGGCCAATACTATCCGTAAAAGGTACGGTAAGCGTGTCGTGGTATATAGAGTAATTTTCATCTGAATATGTGTAGCCAAAAGGAATTTTAACCGTATCGTGAATAGGGATAATTTTTACTCCGTGTTTTGTCGCAACCAGGCCGACATAATAATCGCGCTGCTTTTCGGTTATGCCGATTTCCTTATTTTGCGAATCTAGTAAATTACGATAAACGATCATCGCCGCGTCATTGGTTATGCTTTGCGTTTTGATCGCAAAGTGAGCCTGGTTGTATAGGTCTTTATATTTTACCAGACTATCCTTATGCACATAGTTTTGCTCCAGGTTTTCTCGAACCTTAGTTACGGCAACATCGTGCCTCCAAAACAAAAACAAAGCGAGTAATAAAACCGCTATCGATATTTTATAGATATTATTCTTCATCTTTTTTGATCCCGATTTTTTCTGCTGCTTTCCCCATGAAAGTCACTAAAATAGATTGCCCCATATATCCCAAAGCAACGAACCCGAGGCCCAGGTATCCGTCCGCCACCTTTAGCTTCGGAATTTCATCTTTGCACAAAATAGCAATAACAACCACTAAAGTCGATATACATATAGTAACCCACTCGGAGTTAAAATATGTGCCGATCTTGAAAGTGTTTGTGTCTTTTAATTGCTTTATCTTAACTAAGCAATGAAGCAAAATACCGGCGAAGCCGAGTCCGAAAAGCATTAAGTTTGAGTAAGTCATAATATTAAAAATTAACCTGATAAACAAATCTATAATCTGTAGAATCAGCCAGAGCGTTTGCGTTAGATGCTATCTGGAAATTCGTTTCGTTCATGCTTATAATAAACGGCATTTTACCAGCGGCGGCAAGCGCGGCGGCAGCGGCATTTACGGGACTAATAGAAACCCTGGGTGTACTACCGGTAGGATACTGTGGAGCATAAGATATTGTGGTTATTGTACTTCCACCTCCTGTACATCCAGTTCCTGTTGTTAGTACGAAAAAACCTTTAACGTTATCGCTTAATGATGCGAAAACTAATGTCGCGCCAGTACCGGCCCCTGCGCCTAATGTTTTTGTGGGCGAAGTTCCGTTACCTATCATAGATAATTCCCCACTCCTCCAATTAGGAATATTTAGAGTTGTGTTTGCCGTCAGCGTTGTAGGGAATTGCATTTGCAGATTAAACAAGCTGCTTCCGTTATTCCATCCGTAAGAAATTATATTATAAGATATATTTATTCCTCTTGTGATCCCAGCCGCTATATTAGATATATAAGAACCAACCTGCGTGGCTATAAATGTATTCGTTCCGTCTATGGTAAGAAATAAAGTTGGGTTTCCGCTTATGATATTCAAATATGCCATCATTACCGATCCTATTATTTTTATAATAGAATAACCTGCCCCAGCTCCGAATCTGTTTTTATAAGTAGCGTCAGATAATTCAGGAGCTCCGGAATTTCCTCCGATATTATTAGCCGTCTGACCGGCATTTAAAACCTGTTGAAAATTCGGAACCGCTCCGAATCCGGTTTGATAAGGAAGGGCGTTCCATTTTGTGCTTCCGTCGCCTATCTTGAATTTTTGCGTATCAGACTCTATTGCGATCTCCTTAGATGCGAGAGTTGGGTTAGATGCCGTCATTGCCGCAGCGGTTGTGCCGAAGTGAATTACGCGCCCAGGTATCATTTGTGTATCAGACATGTTGATTAAATTTAAGGTGTTCCGCCGTCAATAAAGGTAGTAAAAATATCGTATGTAGTGCCTCCCCAAAATATGAAATCTCCGTAATATTCAAAAGAAGTAACGTCTAAGTCATAATCATCTACTATAACCTCGAACGTCCCTTTCGATAAATTACTCCATTCATTCGGCTTATCGGTACGAACCTGTGTTAGTAAGATTAATTTATTTCCACTTATGTAAACGCATTCGTGCTCGAGCATAGCCGAAAGAGCTTCGTAATCATCGTCTGCGGCCCAGTACATTTCGACAGTTAAAACTATATCCCTGAAACTTTTTGTGTTCCTTAGCTCTCGCCCTTCGCTCGCTTGTCTGTATTGCGTTCGGTCTGATCTTACCTCTGGAGCTTTTATCTGATTTAAAGGTAGTCGAAACTTTTGAAAGAAATCAGGCAGTAGGTCATATCGTATTCCATATAACACATCATTATGCCTGAATTTAACCGGAGTTGTAACAAGCAGGCAATCATTAGAAACAAGTATCAAAAGCGATCTAAAAACTTCTAACGACACGGCTGTGTTGTAGATTTGGAAATAATAATATCCATCAAACAACATCGGAAAAATAAAACTCTGTATATAAAGATCAAACGCAGCGGTTCCGCCATAAGCATATAAAGCTGTTAGTCCTGGTATCGTGGTAACATAGACTCCGTGTGATGTTATTACCCTTAACTCGAATGATGCTACTCCGGCGTCACTAAGTATTTCGTCAGAGTTTACATAAAAAGAATAATCCTCTCCTGGTAAATATACCGGAGTAAAATTACGCTCAGGGGTTCTAACGTAAGGGCGATTAAGTTTTTTCATTTTGCAAAAATTGTTAACCCTAATGGGTAAGGAACTAAAAGTGGGTTGCTGCCCATTATACCTGCGTTTATTACTTGATTCGGGCTTCCTGTGGGGTAATTGTCAACAGCGCCGGACGCCTGGCTCCACCAATACCTCGGCGGCGTAGCGGCGTCCATATTACCACCTGGCGTTACATCGTATAGCAAGGTGAAAGTCCATGTAACCCCTGCCGGTACATTGAAGCGCTGAGTTTGGCCTGGCGAAATGCTGCACGGTATGTTTATAGTTACTGCGGCCCCACCTACTCCACAAGCGGAGCACGTTAATGTAACCTGCGTAATAGTTATAGTATCATTCGGATTAGCATCAGATCCGTTTTGCGTGAAATTACTTATACTTAAAGGAGCATATTCTCCCGTGCCGCCAATGGTGGGACATGTAACATAATCTGTTATCGGAGCAATATAATCTGCGTCACTTAAAACATTCGGCTTTAACGTTAAAGGAGCTAAAGGTAAACCAGTACCTGTATTAATTAAAACTAACTCATCCCACGCTAAATATCCGTTATTGTTTCCTGAACTATCTAAAGTACAGTAAGCCGACGGTGCGTAAGCGATCCACGAAGTTAGTATAGGCGACATGTCTATAAATGTATCTTCTGCCGTCGCTCCATCTGATAAATTACCTGCTGTATCTCGTATAGAAAACGCACATATCAACTGCGTTATAGTAATATCGACAGGACGATATATTGTTAAGTTACTAACTCCGTCCCAGTATGGCTCTCGAACGAAAGCTACCGGATTTAAAAATAAATCAACAATCTGAAAAACCACAAGCGAATAGGAATTTAACCCCAACGAAGCCGACATGACGTCAAGAGGATTGAATGTTATTGAATCCTGGTTAGCGTAAAAGGTAAGTGTTTGTGATCCTATTGTTATCGTGTAAGGGCTCGGAGTCTGAACTCCAGTCCATCTTAAAAAATTATCTCTATTCTTTGCCATTGTTACAAAGTTAATTTATAAACCTTTTGAACTTGCAATGTCGCCATCTGGTTTTTCAAATTGTATAATATGTCCATAACATGACAAAACCACAAAACATTATTATCATCGGCTAAAACTAAACCGCCGTTATCTTTTGTATCGTCACCTAATGATCCGGACAACGCATACCTGATAACATTCATTTCATTCCAGCCTATTTTTATTTTACACTCCGCCTCGGTTGGCATAAACAAAGATGTGCCGTTACGCATAAAGTCGCTGACGTTTATCCTGTTTATTTCAACTGTTAGTAAATCTCCGATATTTCCTTTATTCGGTTCTGTTGGTAAAAACTGAGATGTAAATAAAGAATTCATTTTAATAAGCGTAGGCACTATTTTCGAAACTCTCCAGTTTTGTGATCCTGGGTTAAGAAAATATAATCCTATACCTAAAACTTCACGCCAGTTAAATAGTATGTGATCCATAGATAGTCTCCCGTTGTAAATAGTTGACGGATCAATTACGTTAGAACATATTTTGAAAGGTTGATTTCTTTCGGCAAATATCTGGTTAGGAGATGGTGGCGTTATCGTTAACCCTGTATTTATTATTTCGTCCAACGGAGCTGGTGTTATAATATATTCGTCTGCTCCATAAATAGGATAACCTGAAACTTCCGACACAACAGTGAAAACCGTTCCCGAATTTATACCGGTAGTCGTTTGTATTTTATCTCCTGGTTGCAGCGCAGCGGATGTTATAGATACTCCGAACTGCGAAGACGAGGCACTGAATGTAATTACTATCGGCAATCCATCTGTGGATATCGTAGACGCATCGAAAACGCACGGCTCCGCTGTTGCTATAATAAATATATCGTTATCGAATGTAAGAGATTGCCCTGGGTTGGCTAAAAATTGCTGTCTGCGTTGCGATTCTATTATATAACCGGCAGCGATTATGTTAGACTTTTTACTCAGGGTATTATTGTTATAGATAACATCTTGCAAAAGATAAGAGCCTTCTGTGCAGAATTCATCCTGCTGAACTAAATTTAATCCCTCGTATTTATTGAACCCTATATCTGCTTTATTAAAACACCATTTTGTTGAATTCTTTTCCTTCCATCCTGATGTGTTTTTATAAACTCCGATGATCCGGTTTTTAAAGAAGAAAGAAGCTTTTTCTAACACCATGTAATCAACTCCGTTTATATTCCTAAAACCCATACCGAGCCCAAACATAGCCTGCATATCTGCCGTGATCCCTTGTAAGTCTTTTCGCATCATATATGCTGGCCCACCGAAATTTCTTATTCCATAACCATTCGTTATGAGGTATTTATAACCATCGCCACCTGGCGAAAAGAATGAAGATATTAATCCATTTTTTTGTCCGGTAACATTTTCGAGAAGCTGAGTTATTACATCAAATATTCGGTAAGCTGGCGCGGTTGTGCCTGGCGTTGTGGTTAATTGAGAGTAAGTTATATCGTTTTCATAATTATCAATTTGAACAAAACCAGGGACGCCAGTTCCGCCTGTAACCGCAGGGCACATAATGCAATGGACGTAAATTAAATCATTCGCCTCGATTGGTATGTTGGCAAATTCTTCATCGAAAGCCCACCCTTCTATTTTTACGCAATTAGCGCGTGCGCCGCCAGTAACAGATGAAAGTATAGGCGCAGCCCCTGGGTTAAATGGAAACGTTCCAACTATCGGAGGAGTCGGAGATATAGGAGGCGAAAACGCTCCTGCTATTACGGTTACTATTTTAGTGGTTCCGACTACCACATTAACTATTGTAGCGACGCCGCCAATTAACCGCTGAACAACCACTCGCGGCGTTACTGCCCAACCAATAAGGTCGGTGCTACTTCTCCAATAATAAAAAGTGCCGTGACCAGCGTAAGATATATTTAGTAAACCTGCGGTTTGCGCGGTGTATTGATTTATTTTATCTTTAAAAGGAGAAAAAGCAGAGTTATCTAAACCGGAAGTCGATGGATCTCCAGGGGTGCCGGTTGTGTTTGGGTTAGTAGATGCGGTATCTATTAAACCCATAGGCTGAGTGTAAACCGTTGCAAGTTCACTCGCAATCAGATTTGTTTGATCAGGTTGAATAAAGAAATAACTATCTACGTGGCTCGATATTTCATTGCTTATTTGAGGCTGCGGACTTTGCGCGATGGATTCTTCTAGCAAAGTTTTTGAATGCAACCGAAGCTGCCACGTAGATATCGGCGTAAGAATATCGCCGTCCATGTTATTGTAATTATTTATCGTACACGGAACGGAGGCCCTCGAGCGGTACTTTGCCTGAAATGGCATCTTTTCAATAGTAACCGCGACGCCGCCATTTATCGTATCGTCATATTCATATTCGTTTAGATTTATTCTCCATTGGTTTAATAATACTGGCGTATTGCTATTCATTAATCCGAATTGAAAAAATATCTGCGAGTTTGGCCCCATCCCTATCGTCTCGTAAATATTTTTTAGCAAAGCGCCTCCTCCTGTTATCTTGCCGTCGTCGATAAACGAAAATAACATTCCGTAATTATCCTCTAGGAAGTCTGCGGTAAAACCATAGTAAGTCGGATCACGAGGAATATGATTGTTTATTTGATCCCAACCTTTAGGCTCAAGGATAAACGTTCTTACTCCATTGTATAAAATGGCAAAGAATACATTAGTATCATAAATGTTAGTCTGTATAGAACTCATAATCCGTTTCTTTCTTGAACTCTGAATAAACGATCCGAAACTCCTTTAGCCGGTAATTTAACCACAACCGGAGGCATCGATTTTATAGCGTCTGACATTGCATCTCTCATGTCTGATTTAGATAGCATATTCGTAACAACTATTTTCGCCACCTCTCGTTTTTGGTTTTCCTCTTTTTTGATCACAGCCCCAGTACCTTTCAGGAGATCATTAAGCCACTTATCTTTCGTCGTTATATCCTCGTTGCTTTGGCTTAATATTTTCAATGACTGCTCGTGCGTATGTACTTTATCGCTGGCATGAAGGAAGGTTGTGGTTTCTTTACCACCTCCCTCTACACGCAACTGGCCGTCGCGCTCAATAAGCTCGAAGCCCTTTTCATTTATACGGGCGAATTCGTCTTTACCCATGCCGCGCCCGACAAAGTAATTAGGTAAGGGCTTCGATGTAATTGCCGCCGCTTGTGCTAACCCCAAACCGCCGACAATAGCAGCAACCACCATGTCGTAGGGCCACTCATAATCCGCTAACGCTTTAGCTATACCCATAGCCGTGCTGATCGCAACCGAGAAAAGTCCTTGCTCTCTTTCCGCCTCTGCTTCTTTTCTTTTTAAAGCGAGCATTTTATCGTGCAACTGTTGAGATATTCTTTGCCTGGCCGCAGCATTGTTACCGGCTAAATTCATTTCAAAATCCGCAGACGCTTGCATCGCGCTCATTTGGCTTTCGATTAAATCTTGCTGATGTTTAAAGAAGTTATTGGCCAGCGTTGTGCCTAACTCGTAACTCTTATTCCACACCGCCTCTTTCCCTGCTGCTTCTTTTTCGGCTATTGCTATTTTCTTTTTACTATTGGCGGCCTCTACATCAATCTCGCTTTGTCCGAGTTGTTTTTGCAATCCGTTAAGTTTTTCCGGATCGGTAGCGCGACCAAAAACAGATGAGGCGTTATTTTCATTAGCTAATGCCTCTTTTAATTTCTTATTTTTTGCCGACGCTTTATCTATCTGACGGTCGATGTCCGATATTTGTTTGTCGAAATCATCGTTTGCGCTACCTAACCCAAACATCGCGAGTATCGGAGACGTCTTTTTCGCGTCCTTTAAGTCTTCATCGTGATATTTCTTTTCTTTACCTAACTCTTCGGATATTTCATCTAACTCTTGACGACCTTTACGAAGTCTATCTATATAGGCGTCCAGGTTTTTTAATGCTTCTGCGTTTTTTTTATCTGATGCTTCCTGTATTTTACGCAACGCCTGTGCACCTTTTATTTCCGCAAGGGCTAAATCGTGTTCGATAGCCGTTTTGTCTTCTAAATACTTCTTATCATCTTTCCCAGCTCCTTTATGATAGTCCTCGAGTATTTGCAGACGCTGGCGGTATAGATCGCGAGCCATCGTTAGATTCGCGTTTTCCATAGCGATCTCATCGATGTCGAGCTTTTGACCTTTTTCGTATCCAAGTTTGACAATATCCGCCCACCGCGTATAAAACGATTCGGCATCCTTTAATCTTTGCTCAAACGCTTTGCGAGCTTCCTGGGCCGAATGATCAGCTCCGCCTTCGTATGTGCTATTATTGTGGGTATTAGGATTTGGGTGATCCTTTATTTCGTTTAATACCGCATCTATTTTATCTTGTATTGCTTTATCTTTCTCTTCATATATGTTTTGCCCGATCTTATTCATTGAAGCTATTTGCTTCTGCTGTTGCGCTACCATTGCTGGGTCTTCTCCGCGAGTGTCTGGTTTATATTGTGCTATCTCCTTCGGTTTGTTAAGTTTGTTTTCGACGCGCTCTTTTTCTAACTCCAGTAACTTACTTTCCAGAGCTTCGGCGTAAGCCGTTTCCTCGAGCTTTTTTATATAGCGATCCAGTATCGCTATACCTTTTTCAGTCTCTATATTCTGCAATGTTAGTCCGGATAAATTCTTTTCATTTAATGCTACCAATTTTTCTAACGCCTTATTTCTTTCATCGAGAGTATTGCTATGATGTTTTATTATATCGACTAATTTATTTACCGCCGCTATTTCATCTGCCACATTTCTGTTTGCTATCAACTGCACTTCGTTTAATGCTTTTTTCGCATTCAACTCCCTCAGCTCTGCTTCGGCTTTTTCATGCACAGCCTTCGTTGCGTTTCGTGTAGACGCTGCGTATGCGACAAGGGCCGCTGCGCCTATTGCTATTACAGCTATTACGGCGGTTAATGGGTTAGCCATTTCAGCGGCATTAAAGGCGAGCTGGGCCGCTGTTGCCGCCTTCGTTTCGCCGGTAAACAATACCAACGCCTGGGTGTATGCAATCTGCGACGTGGTAGCCAAAGCGTCCCAGCCAACCTTTGCGCGTTGCACAATATTGTAAAGAACCGTCCCTTCGGTTGTCAGCTTAGTATAGGTATATTGAGCGATCATTGCCGCCGTTAATAGGCCCAGGGCGACGGTTATTGGCCCCAGAGGTAAGATCATAAGTGCGGAAGCCAACGCAGCCAGGATCGGCAACATAAACTCTCCTATCTGCTTTTGTAGGTCTTTTATTTTACGAGTAAAACCGGCAATCTTTCCAGAGTCGCTATCCTCGAACGCTGCGGCAGCTCCGGCAACCTTCGGGCCGAGCTGATTCATTATTATACCAAATCGCTCTATTTCATTTCCTCCATCCTTTACATCTATACCGAGCTCTTTCAACCCTCTCCCCTGGCCCTCGAGAGCTTTAAGGAATGTCGCCGTGCTTTGCTCTATCGTTTCATTTTGTTTAGCGGCATAATTTATAATGACCGGAAGAAGTTGATCTATTTGCTCCTCGCTTAATTTTGCGTAAGTGATTAATTTAGAAAAAGCTGTATTAAGCTCGGCCTCTCCGAGATACTTAAACTCTTCGCGCAGCTTTTCAACCTTTGCCTCTATACCTTCCAGCTCTTCGCCCTTGCCAAAAGACTCGAGCGTATTGCGGAGCTGCACCGTTGCCCGTTCTGCTTTTTCCACTTCTTCTTTAATCCCTTCGAAGAAATTAATAACCTCGTTAAGGACAAAGAATGCGATAAATAATTCCTTTAGTTGCTCTACTCCCTTTTCCGCCGCCTCGGTTATTCCTTCGTGTATGGAAGTGCCTACGCCTCGCATTTCCGCCTGAAGTTGTTTTGCCAATACCGACAAACGCTCAAACTCAACACTATCCATCCGTCCGGCTTCGGCCAACCGGTTCATCTCGGATGTTACCATTGTTAACTGAGTACCAGTCCCACCTAAACTCGACGTCAATGTGGTAAGAGTTGAATTTAGATTGCCATAAGTAACCGAGCCCTCTTGTCCGGATGACTTTAGCATTTCCATCTCTTTTCTTATTTGGGCCGCTTTTTGTATGTCACCGAGATAGTTTCCGACATTGCGGTTATGAATATTTATCTGAGCGTCGAATTCTTTCAGCGCCTGGGTGTTTTTAAATATCTGATCACGTAAAGCATTCGCGGCGGTATTGTTTTGATTCATGCCGCCTTCCATTGCTTTTAGTGATATTATTAATCTTTTATTTTCCGCATCGAGCGAAGCGTATGAGTTTTGTGCAATCTTTACAACGTCGGTAGTGGTTTTGAATGCCGTTGTTAGTTGGGTTATCTTTTCTTTTGTATCCTGAGCGGCCATTGAAAGAGTTTTCATTTGGGCTGCGTGGTTTGCGTTTGCAGGTGATAATTTATCGTACTCCGCCTGTAAGCGTTTATATTCTTCTTTCAAACCTGCTACCGAATCTGTGGCCAGCTTTTCAACATCCTTTAAACCCTTCTTTGCATCGACTAAATTTTTTACCGCTTTTTCTTGCTGGGCCATCGCGTCGGTGTATGCGATTAGAGCGTTTTGCCCTTCTTTAGTAGAGTAGGTAGTGGCCGCGATTTGATCCACCAACGATTTTGTGCTATTAGCTATTTCTTTAGTTTGATTAGTTAGGTTTGAAAAATTACTTCCCATAACAGTTTCGATGAACTGTTTATAAGACGCATTTAACTCGCCAATCATCTCTGTCGCCGACTTAACATCGGAATTATCCTGAAAATTAAAAAGGTCGCTAAACCTTATCGGATTGCCCTGTCCCATAGCATTAAAGGTAATAATATTAAGTGTTTAAATTGGCTGTACTTTTTTGTAAGTAATCGAGCTTCGCGTAAAATTGCATACACGTATATTTGTGCGGATTCATCGACCCGTTATTTTCCATTGCCGAGCAAGTTGACGCGAAATAACGATCCATAACGACGAGAACATTATCCTCGTCGGTGCTTCTGAAATTAAGAGGTTTTGTGTTTGTTTGAAACCAAAGAAGCTGCTTTTTTATATCTTCTATATTTGGCTCTTCTTTTTGCAACTCCTCCCCCATAGAGAGTAGGTACATTTTAATCTTCCCGTAATAAATAAGCGTTTCCGCAACATTGGAAAACAAAGGGAAGGTTAACTCTATTTCGTCACTGATTTTTTTTTTACATCATCTACAGCGGACTCTATTTCCTCCTGGGTAACTTTTATTTCACCCAGTTTTTTTATTACAACATCAAAACCCTCGTCGGTAAGATCGTCGTAAATAACGTTATCGATAGAGTGTATAAAGCATGAAAAGCAGTAAGCGTCGTAATTTACTCCGTCACGTATCGATAAAAGAGCAAACCTGGCGTTTTCTAGCTCTTTTAGTGCATCTGCTTTTTTGTCCTCCGTAATAAACGCGGCCACCTTTGCATACCTGGCGTCGATGTCTCCTTCATTGCTACCTATGCCGGATTTAATGACCGCATATTTAAGATATTCGCTGTAGCGATCAATCGGCATTTCTTTAGCCGATGAGAATATTTTTATGGTATTACCTGCGCCGGTTGTTATTATTTTCATCTTCTTAAAATTATAGCTCTAAATACAGTAAATAATGCTGCCACGCACATACCTTTGATAAAATGAAATACAAAAAACCACGAATCGACATTCATACATTTGTAATGAAGTATCGAGTATATTAAGCCAGTCCAGAATACAACGCAAAACTCGCACCAATCAGGCATCCACGAGTGGCGGCGACGCTCGTAAACATCCAGGAAGCGCCAAACCTTCCATTTATCGAAGCATATAAAAACGGCGTTAATAAATAACGCTAATTGAATAATCCACGTCATGGCTCTATGTCGTTTATTTCTTTTTGTAAATCTGTGCACTTGCAATCGATACGAGATATGTCCTTTGTATGCTCTTCTAATTTATCCTGATGTTTTGTTAGCTTACTCTCGATGCTATTTGCATAAATGCCAACAGTTAAACATACCGATATTGTGCACCCTACAATGGTTATCAAGGTTATTAATCTTATTTTTAGAGTTACCTTTTCTACGTCTTGCTGTGGCATATTAACTAAGATTAGCGTTTCCTGGGTTAACGTTTGGTATTGTAGCTGTGCGCGATGGGTCTAAGTACGTGCTCGGAACAAAACCGGTATTCCCGTTTTCCTGGAATGCTGGGTAAGTTAGCACGAAATCTATCCTTAACGAATAGTAAGGATAACGAGTAAATGTCAAAAGTTTTTGCGTTGTAGATAGCTCTCTTAAAATACTTTCCCCTCCTTCGTATAATGTAGATACAACGGCCCTGGGAATCGTGTTAAACACGGCCAACAGCTGCAGCTTTAACTCCTCGGAGAAATTTTGATCACTTGCCGGATCGAGTTTTTTCATATCGCAACAAAAGAAAAGACTAACCGGCTGGGCGACTTGAACCTGAGCTTCGGTAAAATCCCATTTATCGGAAGCTGGCGAAACGTTTATAGGATCGCGCAGAAGGAAATAACAAAAGGAGGGGTAATCATCTGAAAAACTAACATCTACGTCCTGATCCAGTTTTCGAGCCTGCGGATAATACGAAAAATACAACTCGCGGCCCTTTATGCCGTCAGTTTGGGTAAGCCGGTTTTTTACTTCATCTTGATCCAGTTGTCGACGCTGGATAGTAGCCCTCCCAAATATGGTATCAATGAAAGTTACTGCAGCCAGCTTTTGCTGCACCTTACCGATCTCTACATCAATACCAACCGGATTGGTGAAGTTATATATTTTTATTGGAAAGGTTTGCAGGCTCATCTTTCAAAGTAGTTATGTGCGAAGCTAATAAATTCGGGTCTTATTATTTCGATAAATTCAGCTATATGCTCTTCCGATACTCCTATTACATCACCCCACGTTGAAATAAGTTCGTCCGTCTTTGGATCGGTAGCAAATAGCTCAATCGTTTGTCCGGCTATTCTCGTCTTCTCGCTTTTGTAAAAATCGCCCTCATCTAATAAAGTTACTTTATCGTAAGATACAGCGCTTTGCCTAACAATACCCCAGTCTCCGTTGCCCCTAAAGTCCACAACGTTGCCCCCTTGAGACTTTTGCCATTTGGTCATCGGTTCGTATTTGGCGCTGGTTTGCCTACCGGAAGGAGTTTTTTCTATATCGCTACCGTCGGGCCTTTCGCCCTCTTGCATTTGTTTTATATTAAACCAAATGAGCCAATCTGTAAAATCTGGGTTAGCCATCAATTCGGCGATAAAAGAATTCATCGCCGAATCTAAGTCGGTAAATTTACTCTCTATTTCGTCTAATAAAACAGCATTACCTATCATTATATCGATCCCCAGGACATTGTATTTGATTCATCCTCCGGCGTGCACGATTTTGAAAAGCCGGTTAAGTCTATATTCAAAGTATCTATCGAGTCGTTATACAAACATATAAACGCTCCGGAAACTTTTGGGTCAAGATCAGCCATCGCCATCTGTTGTATTTTGGCATTAAACGGATTAACCCTCGGACTATACGCAATAGCTTTTAGAGCTTCATAGGCTAATTGATAAGCAAAAGCGTCGGCCCAAAATATTCTGTTTTCGACGATTATGTTTGTAAGATCGCAACGAACTGTGATACTAAGGTTAGCTCCGTAATTTGAATTATTACCATAAGCCACGCCAGCGGTATTAAATAAATTTCTATCTTCGTCAAGGTATTGCGCTGCAACCTCGATTGTGCGGATGGTAGTGTATCGGCTCCACTTGTTATACATTGCCGCGTTAACCTGATCGCAACCGATGCACGGAGCTGATCCAAAGTCCCAGGTTTTACTAACCGCCTGGCCTACGAGATCATCCTCGTAATAAACGAGCATAAATACACCAGACGTATCTGATCCGTTCTGCTTAAATCCTAATATGCAATTTGTTACTGCTTGCCACGCGAAGTTTTGAGCCGTTAATGGGATATGAAATACTCCCAGAGGCTCGTCTTGCGAGCTATGATATAGATACCAATTAAGCTCCGACTGCGATGACGTTACTTGCATACCTATTGCGTCAATTTGCATCAGCAGCCCATCGACCGCCGCTGGTTTAATTTCGAAGCCGACTGCGCGGCCCAGCTTAACAATGGTGTTATTCTGTTGCCCGTAACCCCTGTAGAGCTGCTGCTTTTCGAGAAGCGCTTTTCCCATCTTGAAAAGTTTCTTTCTTTTAACCACCTCGCCTATGCAATTAGATGAGGCCTGGTTGAAAAGCTGGGTAAGCCACAAAAGGTATGGGTTATAAGGAGCCCAGTTAGTCGTGTCGGTATAAGGAACAACGGTAGACGGCGTCATTGCGTTTAGAGCCTTATAGAGGGTTAGGGTGGAGTTTGTCGCGCTTGTGGCCGCGTTTATTATTTTACCGGCCACATAGTTAGTTCCAGTAACCCAACCAGGCCACTTAGTTGGGGTAAAGTCCGGACAGGCGTAATATAGATTATCTAATGTGGCCAGAGGGTGGATGTTTTGCATAAACACCCCAGAGTCTGATAATAAAAGATTACCGCTGATCTGCGGGACGTTTGGATCGTTAGCCTGCAAGAAACCAACCAATTTCGAGAAGGACGCTTGAATTGCCGATGGACTATACATCTTTCTCTTTGTTTTTTATTTGACGATTAATTGATCGTAAATTCCAGAAGGGAGTTATAAATATCATCACTAAGCAAGTGAATGAAATAAGATATCCCGTTATCGCTATAATATATCGTATCATAATTATATTTTAAAAACAAATAAGGCGGCGTATATTGCGCCGCCTTATTGTATAATTACATTTTATTTTTAGCTCTGAGATATCTCTGCTTTTACTATCGGGCTAAATCTGCCGGAAGGGTCGCTGTTGTAAGCGTTTACAAAACATATATCAGTAGAGAATTCAAACGACTCTTTCAATGTACGAGTAAGGCCAACCGTGCCGGAGTTCAGCGCACTCGCATCGGCGCAATCGTTACGGTAATAGCTACCAACCTTCAATCCTACCACCGGCAGGTATGTTTCCGTCCATTCGATAAGCGGACGATCACCACCACCTACCTTATAACCAGCAATAGCATCAGGGTCGTTCCTGTTGATCGTTGCAACCTGGCCCGCTGGTATTCCGTAAACCGTGCTGGCTATGCCAGTATTATTTGTTACGCGGTTGCTGGTATTCCACTTCCACGGATCGAGCTGGAAACTTTCGTTTATCGCATTCTGGGAGCTTTGGTTTTTCAAGCGATTAACCAATGGCAAAAGCGAAGTGCTGCCGAGGATGTGGATCTGATCGTAATAGTCCATTTCCATCATAATCGCCTGGAACTGGTTGAAGAAATCTTCTTTACCGGCGTTAGGAACCTGGAAGGCATTTGCTATCTGCGGATAATAAGCCAGGATGTTTGCAGGGAAATACGAATTGATATTCAACTCAAAGTTATTACGTGCGCCGCTATCAAGGGCCGCAGCAAAAGCCAGCAAAGAAGCGTTCATCTTACGCTGCCAGTCGGACTCATACTCCACGTAGTTATTGTAGTACTGGCTCGGATACATGGTAAAACCGAAGCTGTATGTTGCAAAGTTGAGCTGGATAAGATGCGAAACGTTTTCGCTATCAGCTATCGTGCATGAACGGGTGTTGCCTATGTTTACGTTCTTGAAATCTACAACCGGTATCTTCACAACATTACCGAAAGACTTAACCGCCAGTTCTTTATTCTTTGGCGATAAAATACTTTCTATCATATCGGACATTTCCTGGGTAAGGTTCCACGCGCCGTAACGGGAAAAACGGAGTTCATTATGATCGAGCGTGTCTGGCTCGTATTTGTCAATAAGGGGCTGCATTAATGTGCCCACTAAACTTGAACCTGCCATGATTAATAAAAATTAAAAAGTGAATTAAATTGCTTTCTCTTAGCTGTTTGTTTGGCGTGAAGTTTACAGCCTCTTTGTAATTCACACTACAAATGTAAAATAAAAAACGAAAGAAAAAAGAAAAATGAAAAAATATCTTCCGAATGATTAAAAACTGGCACGGTAATTGCTATATATCATGAAAACGATATCATGAAAAAAAACGTAAGATTCTCAAACGGCAATTTGAAATTAACCCTCGCAGAAATAAAAAATCACGATATATTTGTTAATCCGAGAGGTTTTAAATTTATAGTTATAGATGGGTGTAAGTTTGAAATAAACGATATAAGAGTGGACTCTACTCGCGCTATACCTATAAATTGGTAATAAAATAAAGAACCGCCCCTTGCTATTTTACAACAGGAGGGGCGGTTGCCTTTTGCATAATGATCGTCTTTAACGCAGAGGAAGTTTATCAATCCCTAACTCTCTGCGCTTTTTTGTATGTTCTTTTGTGCCTTGCACCAATCCTTGCTTCGCCAGCCATTCGTCGGCCTGAATCTTTGTTGTAATATCTGCAGGTAATTTGTCGGCGCTTCCCGTACCGGCTGGCCCTGGGCCAGCACCAGCGCCGGTTGCCGCCTGGCCTGGATCGAACATATCCTTAGCTATTACAGCATAATACTCGTCGGCGGTAATAAATTCCTGCGTGGTAGCATTTAACATCGGCTTACCGTCAGCGCCAGCAAAATACATTTTATTATCATCGGTAAATTTAGCTGCGGCGAGCATTTGTCCGATCAACACACTTTCGGTTGTGCTTGTTACGGATGCAGGTAAGGTTTTGATATACTTAGATCGCGCACCAGCAACAGCCATCAGTATTTTTCCCTCAGCTTTGGCTTTTGTCAGTTCGGTAGCAAAACCAGCTTCTTTTTCTTCCAGCTTTTTATTAAGAGATTTTATCTGCTCTTTCGTTGAAGCCAGTTGCTGTTTTTCACCTTCGCCCAGGGTTGATGATTTTTTAAGCTCTAACAACTCGGCCTCCGTTTCTTTGAGGGCTTTCATCGCACGCTTATGATAATCGTAGTATTTTTCCTCGGCCCCCCCATTTTCCTCCGGCTTGAGTTTAGGAATACCGGTTAACTCCAGAACATCCTTTTCCAACCTCGTGGCGTGCTCTTTTGTCTTTTCGGAGATAGCCAATGTGCGCTCGTTTTGCACATAGGTTGTGTCTGCAGCTTTACTGCGCACGACATAATCCTTTTTTGTAAGTACCGGCACGAAGCGATCTATTATCGTGGGGTCGGCGGCGATGGCTGCTTCAGCTTCATCTGCCGTAAATGTTGAATCGAATGGCATAAATACCTCTTATTTACGTTATGGTTAAAAAATAGATAAAAGCGCGAGGGTATCTCGCGCTTTTATCATGTTAGAAAATACTTAGATAGTTTTCTTCTTATTCTCATTTACCAGGAATTCTTGCTTTTCGGTTATCAACCGGCGCAGTTCGTCTGGCTCCATCAATACATCAGCTTCCTCTCCAAACAGCGCTTTGAAAAGCTCGCGCAATTTCGGTTCTGGCATCTTTTCTACATTTGCGTCGAGCTTTGGCCCTTTAACAACTGCCGGAGTTTTCGCCTGCTCATCCTTTGTCCGTGGATCGTGAACTATTTCAACGTGCTGGCCGATAAACGCACGTTCTTTTGTCATCCGCAGGAAGTCGGTAACATCGAAAGCGCGATAACGAGGCTTCGATTTCTTTTCGCCGGTTTCGCTATCAAACTCGCGCTTCTCGATAGATACGTGCATAAGATGAGCCTCGTGCTCAGGTATTTCCCGCGAGCCGTCTTTGTTGGCTTTTATCATCTTTACATTCCCCTCGCGCTGCGCAATGTGCAACTCCTTCATCTGGCCGACTGTTTTACCGTGCGCCTGATGTTTATTGTTGGGGTTGTTTTTGTCCAGCTCCTGCAGGATCTGCTCCGCTGTATTTAATTCCTTTGCCATAAGATTTTAAAGTTTTAGAAATGGTTTCTATTTTTTTGTTATAAGAAATAAGCGATCCGAATTCGACAACATTGCCGTTATATCTTTCGAATTGGTTTATAAAGGTAGTAAAATTTAATTTCAAAACGTAGTTTTCTGGATCGGCTACATTTATTCCCGAAGATTGCATTTGCATCCATGTCAAATCAGGATACGGCTCAAGATCGAGAAGTATCTTTTGCCTGGCCAGTTCGTCGGGATTGTTTTTATACTTTGTATTTATGATAGCCAAACGAAGAGAGCTGGTATAGCCGATGTTGAGGTTTGCTTTTAAAGCTCCGGCATATTCATCAGTCAGCGTTGTAGCGTCTTTAAGGAAGTAGTCGCCGCCATAATCTACAATAATATTAACAACGTAGTCTGGGTTATACCTCAACTTCGCCAAAGTAGATACAACAAACTTGTGCGCCCTTTCAAAGTTTTCGGATATATCATCAAGGATGGCAACCTTACGCTCAAACGCCGCCTGGATCTGATCCTGGTTTTTAGCCTGCGCGTTTAGTAAGCTACCGTCTTCTCCGGTACACTTTTCCGCTATTTCTGCGCCCAAATCCTCGACGTATGTCTTAACCCAGTCCAGATTATCGACACTCATTTCGATGATCTTAATAGGGTTAGCCATAGGATCAAAGTCATCCTTCTTCTTTGGAGCTTTGGTTGTCATCGTAGAACCGGCACCGATCAAATGACGGTTATCGGTTTTAGGATTTCGGACATCTGCATTTATGTTATCATACGGGCTCCAGCTTGACGGAATATAAACATTACTATCCACCTGCTCTTTCCGCTTTTCATCAAACTCGTTTTTCTCGAGCTCGTATGATACAATAATAGGGAAAGGCCCGTACTCGAAATAATACTTAGCAATGGTCGTAAAAAATAAAAGCCAGTCCAGCTTAGATAGAACATCTGTGATCGGGCCGCGTTTATTTATTTTCTTTGTATCGCTTATAGAATGAGAATAAAAAGAAACTGCCGGAGTATAACCCAGGCCTTTCGTTCGATTGCCGTTGGAGTCATACCACGAGTGCTGAGCTTCGCTTGTTTGATTATAATTACCGCTTTTGTCCTTTGTAAATGTGCGATAAAATTCTCCGTCTATAGCCACTACAACCTTCGCCTCTTTGTCTTGCTTAAAGATAACATACTCTACGTCGCCGCTATGGTCATTATATTCAAGATCGACAACATTATCGATACTTAGCTTGTAATAATAAGGCTCTGGACGCGGCGTGCTTTGTGTTGCCGGTAAGTCTACAACCAACAGGCTGTTAATGCCAATACGCAACGCGTCAAGGGCGTGTGTGCGCCAAAAGTCAGGGTCGCCTATGCGTTCGAGGTATGCGTTGAAATCGTTTTGCAATTCGCTATCCACGAACTCATATTTTATAAAACGATCCTGGGCGTCCAGAAACTTAGACAACTGATTGAATATATCTTTTGTAACTGTTACCGTATCTAGAGGGGTGCGGAGTAGCTGGGCAAACCTTACGAACTTTTCGGTGGTTATCATACTACGAGCCCAGGCGGTAAAATCTCGCATAGCCTCCGACGGGAGGCAATCCTTTTCAAGTATCGGCTCGCAATGGAAGCGCAGCCGTTGCTCTTGAAGCCTCGCCTTATCTATCTGAGTTTTGTTAGCAGGTTTTTTAGCTAACTCCGCCAGCTTCTCTTTTGATAATATTGCCATCGGTATCGAGAGTATAATTTGGGTCTTTCATTACCCAGGGTGATGCGGTGCGGTTCTTTTTGTTAAGATCAAATATCGCCTGGGCGTGATCGATTTTAAATTTTACCCCACCGTTTTCTGCGCTATATAAAACCACATGTTCCATAAGAAAAAGAAAGGGGGAATTACACCCCCTTTTTTATTTTATTTATTATCGTCTATTAAGACGCGTAATTAGCAATAGGATCAAATGGTGCCGTCGGTATTACGCAAACCAGGTTCGCGTCCCACGTTGGCAACATATCAAACGAGAAGTCGCATATATCCGGAGCGTTCAAACCATCCGAACCGCGAGCGCTTGTTCTGAAGTTATAAACCATAAACGGAAGGAAGTCCGTGCTGGCGTCATTGTCTCCGAAAATATATCCGTCCTTATTTACCATCCATAAACCCAGGCCCGAACCGCCAACCGTATTCTGCAAAGAATACTGGGTAAGCTGCTGCATAGATAACATAGATGGAGCGTCCTTGCTGCGGAATGATCCAGTAACCTTGATAACGCCTTCATCGTAAAGCTCGGGCAAACCGGCAAACGTGGCATTAGTATTAGCACCTATCTCGAGCGGAGTGCTCGGTGTTATTTTAGGATTAGAGAATACTGGCGAATAAACAATTTTTGTCGCATCGCTTGCTGCGATAAGCGTGTCCCACGCAGTTTTCGTCTTTGCCGTCGTAGTGGTAAGCGATACCGCGCCCTGAGGGTATTGCTGAAAAAAGAAGCGAGCAATCTGATCCATCCTGAATGGTATAGCGGATTGCGTTATTGCCGAAAGCGCGGCAGGCAGTGGCTGATTGTATGGGAATTTGGCACGCATAAATTAGTGGTTTTTTTAACTGATTTACGTTACCTCTTAACGTTTAATAAAACAAATGTACTAAAAAATTAAGAACACCAAAAGAAAATAAAAAATAAGACGGTTAAGATAGATATTTGGCATAGTATTTGTTCTATCATTAGAGGCGAACAAAATGCCATTTTTTATGAAAAACAATTTCGAAACATCGGTAGATAATATGAATAACCAGGATATTATAAATTCCGCACAGGACGAGTTGAATACCAGAATTACTGCTTATTATCAAATGAACGATGACGGCGGCAATTACGAGGAGCGTTTTGTAATAGCCGAGCGCGTGGCTTCAAGATGGGGATTGTATGATAGCTCGAAACTTGTTTTTTAATAAAAAACCCTGCGTCGGATATATGGCTAAACCGGCGCAGGGTAAAAACATGAATCATCAAGAGCGATGCGAATATACACAGTTAACTCCGTTTAGTCAAACCGGTATCGTAAATAGTTTCGAGTTCGAAGTTTTCTCTCATCATTATCGAGTCGGCAAAGTCCGGAGATCTTCCGTTAAGTATTATTTTTTGCTCAGACTTTTCATTAATAGTAAATTTTACAACGCTGTTGTCAATCTCCGACTCTCCTCGTTTGATCGCACGCAGGTCTTGCTTAACTAACTCTCGCACGTCCTTCATCTCGCTTTTAACCTTTAGCGTTAATCTAAACTCTGGGTTCGGCGACCCTGGCGTATATACTTTGACTGTTTGGTGATTAAGAGATAGTCTTATTTGGCCCTCGTTTACTCGCTTTGCTATACGGTAGTAACACTGCGTCTTGCGGTTCTTGTAATTCTCTGGCCCGTTACGCATAATAGGGTCTTCGAGTGGGGCTGCGCCGCCTCGGAAGCCTTCGTACTCGCCAAACTTAACCGTATCGCCGCCAACGCCGTCCTGATCCACTATGACGTAGTGCTTTTGAACCATAAATTTCATTCTCAGTAATTCAATCTCTTTTTTAATGTCATGGGTATCTGAAATATAGAATATCGTCATGTGTATAACCTCCCAACCGGCCCAAACCAGGATGACGCAAAAGTCTGCACCAAACTTTGCGGCGTCGCAAGTGATATATTTCTTTACTCTCCCGATTGGCCTGTAAACCGGCTTGTCGTCATCGTAGCCGATCAACTGGAAAGCCTGCTCCTCTATCGGGTTGGTGTATATCGACTCGATTGCTTTGTATTGGAATAAACCCAGTCCGTCAGTTCTTATCTTCCAGTTACCGCCAAAGAAACGCATCTTTTCAGCTTCGTCGAGAGCTAACAAATTCGCCAAATAGCCAGGGTCTTGTGCAATGCCTATTTTATTATCATAAACAACCCCTGGAATGAATGTAAACGATTTAACAAGATCGAGGACGTTTATGCCTGCGTTGGCAAATTCTGGGTTATCAAATATGTGCGGACAAAGAGCTATAACCTCTTCTTTCGTATCACCCCACACTATTGTATTGCCATCCTTTGTAAAGTACCGCAATACACCGGCTCGTTCTTTTATAGGGTATCCACTTTCCTGATCAATCCACCACGATATAAGGTTAGCCACCCAGCTATCTGGGTCTGGGTTACAAAACGCTCGGAAGTAAGGCCGCACGCCAGACGTGGATCGGTTACGGCTTAACATAAACCAAAATTTCCTTTCCGTAAACTCGGTGAGCTCGTCCATTATTATCAGAGCTATTTGCGACCCCTGCCATTTAGCCAAATCGTTTTCATTCTCTATGCCATCGAAAGAAATACACGCTCCAGATGGAAATGTCCAATCCATTTCAGCAGACCTCGGAGTGGCGATACCCGAATACCATTTAACACTCTCATCCCACATCGCACCCTCTTTGCGTAAGTTTTCTCTGGTATTTCTAAATATTGTACACCCGAAATCTTTATTACCGGTATTGCGAAGCGCTTCCATAAGGCCCGTGAAGGACTTACCACAAAACGCAGCGCCACCGCCAACAGCTATGTCTGCTGGTGTAGATAAAAACATCTCTTGAAATCCGGCTTGCGGTTTTATTATTTGCATTACTTATTTAGGATATAATTAAAAAGCAGATTATTAGTTCCTAAAATGGGTGCCGATATAGTATTTACGGTTAAAGTAGTTCCGGATATAGAAGAACTCTGAACTGTAGATGCTATATTCTTAGATTGAACAATACACTTCGTGTATCCTGTAGCAACAGTAAACGTAAAAGATGTAGCTACGCCAGTGCCGCTTGCTGTTAAACTTCCGGACAAGCCAACATCAGCACTATCGGCAAATGTATATGACTTACCTTGCGGCGTGAATATAAAACTACCAGACGCTGTCGGGAATCCGTATTGATATGTGGTTAATGTAACTGTATTAAAATAATAATATCCGAACGAGTTAGATAAATGAATTTCGTTTATGTCTGTCGCATCTTGTAATTCTACATCTGTGCTATTTAGGTTTGTCGCTCCGTTTCCGGATGTTATCGTAAAAGCTGGGTTAGATGCGGCCGAGTCGTTTGATATAAATAACGGAGCTGCGCTACTTTGTCTTCGAGTAATTAAAATTCGATGAGTTGTGTTTTCTCCGTTGGCTAATACCTGGTCTAATGTTAAAGAACCACCGCCACCAGATGAAATCAATGCTCTTACCTGGGCTAACGTTGCCGCACTATCTGTTGTATTTGCGCCGGTTAATATTCTTATTGTTTTTCCAGATCTCGTTAGTGATATATAACCATTTGTATAATTATATTTAAAATTATCTGATTGAGTTAATACCGCCGGAGATCCACTAGAGTATAATAAGTCCATATCTGTTCCATTAGTTACAGGGTCTCCTATTGTTATAAGACCTACTCCTGTTGTATTTAATCCGTGTGCTATAAAATAATTTATAACGCTGGTCGCAGATGCAAAGCATATCGTATCAGATCCGCTTACTGTGTAATATTTATTGAAATGCTGCGGACTGATAATAACAGGATTAACTTGTGCGTAAGGAATAGGAGGGTAAGAAAAATTAAAACCTACAGCCGTCGTGTCTCTTGACCATACAATAGATAAAGAATTTAGAGGGTAAGTTACCCCTCCTACCGTAAACGATGTGGTGGTAAATGTCAACCTCGTAGTTCCCGTCGGGCAACTTTGATGTCCTGCGCCGTGCGCCAATGTGCTAATCAATAGCATCAATAAGAATAGTGTCTTTTTCATTTGGAAATTGTTTTAGCTCCAAATATAAAGAAACTAATCTTAACTGACGTTCGATGCAGAGTTGGCGCGTTACCCTACGCCTTTATATTTATCGAATATAAGTGATGGACAATCAAAGATACTTTCTTCCTGGTAGTCTTTAACGGACGGAAGCGCACCCTGATCGGTAGCCGGTACGAAATGAAATGATATAAGTTTCTCTGGCCCAGAATTTTCGGTCGCAGCAATGGCTTCGGCTAATGTATATACTCCGGCACCAGCCACCTCGAATACATAACCGCACCTTCCGCTGCGCCAGTATGCACTATGCTGTCCGGAATAGATGTACACATTGCGCGATTCGTATTTTTTAAGATACTTTTTCTGATCCTTAGTTTCGAGTCTCTGGTAGGCGATTAATTTGATATCCACAGAAGTTGCTTTTTTTAGGAATGATATAATTATTTACAATGTATTCGAATTGGTTTTCCATTAACCGATGTTCGAGTTTTATACCGGCTACAATGTGCGCCGGTGATCCTATAAACTTACCTCGATTAGCTTTCTTTGTCATAGTGCTTTGCGACTTAAAGTTACTGCTGTTTCGTTTTTATCCTTATCTACTAACGTCAAAACAACCGTTCGCTCTTCTTTTATTAAAGCTAACAATTCTTTCGCTTTAATTGCAGAGTTATAATACGAACCTTTTTTAATTTGCCACGATCCGTTCATTTGATTAATAACCATCTTTGAATCGCTTTGTATCAGTATTTTTTGTTTGTCTTTGGTAACGCTTATAAGGCGCACCAACAAACAACCGAAGGCCTGGTAATCGGCGAGTATGTTTGTATTGTCCGGACGCGGCGTAACGTGCTTAGACATTTCGTCCATCACTTCTCCGTTGGCGTCAACTATTACCGCGCCCAACCCTAACGCGCCGCCAGGGTTGGTTGGCTCGCATACACCGTGGAAATAGCAAATATAATCGTATTCCATTAAAAGGAGATTAATATAATCCGTAATTCGAAAGTGTCTACTCTGCTATCGTATTTGGTATTTATAACCAAACCATTATCGAGACAAGTTATACCCCACTCTATTACTGGCATTTCCGCTGGCCCGATCCTCATCCGCGCTGCGTTGTCCGGTAAGATTAGTGGCCGTATTGCTGTATTCGGATTAAGCAGCTTCTCTTTAATAGCCCTTAAAAGCATTATTAAAGTGTGTTTGAATTTTAAGTGAAAGTCGCTTTCGTCTCTTATTTCAAAACCGGCGCGAAGGTCTATATAATCCTCTCTCGCTTCTCCTGTTTCTGCATTAGATATATCATTAAGGAGCTTTTCTATTTTAGTGCTCTCTATTGCTTTGTGTATTTCAATGTCGTGTTTCATTATCTGATTTTTATAAATAAAATATCGTAAATCTTTTTATTAACTATCCATATTAAACAACGATCTCCAAAACCATAGTGAACGTGAATCAACTTAAATACAACGCCTTTTTTGATGAGCCAGAATATTGTAGGTATTGCCATTATTATTCTATTATGCTGGTTACGATTAATAATACACCATTAGCGGCGTTATTGGCGACAAGTTTTGGGACGCAGTTTATTTTAATCTTACCGCCTACAACAAACAACGCATCGTGCGACCGCTTTACTGGATCAAAATCTATAGATACCTGCGTTTCGTTGGCAAGGTTGCAAGATGGTATCTTGTCAATTACTTCACTATAACAGGTAACGGTATGTATTTTATCTAAACCAGTTACTTTCGCTTTGCGCCGGTAGTGTATGTTATCATCCACTATGTCGGTTATTTCTATTTCTGCAATCATGGCATAAATGTATAAACATTTTTGTTCTAAAAAAATTATTTTTAAAAATTTTTTTATTGACACGAAGTGTTTACATTTGTAAAAAATAAAACAACATGAACAAAAGCATTCAAATCAAACTGAAAGGAGGCGGCACGTTTACGCTAACATCGGCTGGCCTCGCAAAACTACACGCTGCCGGTAGAACGCTCGCGGCGTTCGGAGCAAACGAAATAGATAAAGACTTACCAATTCGCGAAGGTCTTATAGACGACGAAACTTTTGGCATCAAGTGGGCTGAGGTTACGATGGGTCAGGCTTTGAAAGAAGCTAACAAATTTCGTGATTACTTTACTAAAGTAGAAAGCCTCCGTGAGTTATCAAAGTATGTGCATGTCGGCGCAATAGCTCCGCACGAAGATATTGCCGACGCAATGGTGGACAAAGTAGAGGCCCTGGTTGTTAACGCAGTGGCTTTCGATAAGCATAAAGACGGCCTGCGTTTATTTGTTGAAAACGTAGAGAGTATTCTTTTACCAGGATCGGTACACGGCAGCATAAAGAATGATGCTGACGGTTTGCCATTTGGCAACATGATTGATTTACTTAAACAAGTCGACGCCAACGTTAAGCAAAGACTTATCGATAAGGATCGTGTAAGTAAAGAGCTTTCTGATGAGCGTAACATGCTTACCGAGTTTTTGTTAACCACCATGAATATATCGAAAGATATTACAGATCACTCCACTACGCACGGCGCAGCGATGAACCTTATGCTGGATCAGCGCAGAAAGATCGCAAACCTCGACGAAAAGCTCACCGAGGTAGCTACGCATCGCGATAAACTAGAGCAGCGCCTTACCGATATTACAAAAGAACACACTGCCTTATCTAATACGCTACAAAGTTTCGACAAGCTCCTTGAGCTTACCCTGGCGCACGTACTTAGCAACCGCGCAAACTTTACAGATAGCCAAAAGAAAACGCTTCTCGCTATTGCTGTATTCAACGATTAGTCGGAGTTGTGATCCGGTTAAACAAAACCATGTGCCTCGATCTTTAAACGGATCGAGGTTTCGTGGTGCCAAAACAAAAACTGTATTAATTTCGAATATTAAAGATTTTTTTTTAACCGCTAAAATTAGCAACATGCAGACAAAATGGAATGCCAAAGACAAGGGCTTCGCCCTCAAGAACAACCTGATCATCGCGCTGGTGGTGGCTAAAATTCTCGCCGAAGAGGATGAGCAAACGCCGGAGAATGTTCAGAACATCACCGAAGACGGCGATACATTCGATGACACCCAGATCTTCGCAACACCCGAAGAAGTGGGCCGCGCTCTTATCGCGGACTGGTATAAGAGAAACCCTCCTGTACAGGCCGACGCCTCGTTCAAGGTCGACAGCACCACCGTACAGGTAGGCGCAACAGCAAACGCGGTTCCTGCAACGCCAGGTGGATCGTTTTCAAGCGACAACTCTTCGGTGGCTACAGTTACCGCCGACGGCCTTATTACCGGCGTAAGCGAAGGAAATGCTAACATTACTTACACGGTAGCCAACCCCAACCCGACAACGGAAACGGTGGTAGGTATTACTGTAGTTCCTGCCGCCAACGCTGCGCTGTAAGGATCGTAAGTAATAGGAATGAAAAAACCCAGGTTTCGGCCTGGGTTTTTTTATATCGTTTAAGTAGCTTCTACTGACTTCGGTAATAAATATACTCTTTATTAAGATAGTAAGAAGCGAAGGCTGCGTATTGATGCGTGCCGTCTGGCGTTAACTTGACTCGGTAAAACCTATCATCTTTAAGAAAGCTCCACCCTCCGGATACAAATAACGCGAGATCATTAGCAACGAGCGTGATCGGCGAAGCGCCAACCTCCGTTCCCCAGTGGATCGCGTCCGTCGAACTTTCCAAAGTAGCTACAACCGTTGACGTGCCTACGCCTACCGTCAGGAGGCTAACCTTTACCTCGAGGTGGCCATAACCGACAATCGGGTAAGGATAAAACAGCGAGTCTGTTTGCGTCCCTTGCAATGGTATCATCTTGCATGTGGTAAGGTACATTTTGACGGTAGCCGATCCGGTATCGAGCTGCGTGCCGATGTTGTCTGGCGTAACTTCATTGAAGTACACATTATCAAGGTTCAGCATCTGTCCGGATACCTCATACGGCCCATTAAGTGGAACCTGCGCAAACGCGCCAGGTGGGGCCGCGAAACAAAGTAGTGCGATCAGCACCATTCTGATGTGTTTCATAATCATTTAATTTTTGTAAAAGTAAGTAAAAGATTCAATATTCAAAGCTCGGGCAAATCGTACCAGCCACGCAACGCATGTGCACAATCGCTTAGATAGTTTATTCTGCCGTCCTGAACAAAAGTATGGCACAATGTCTTCTCCGGAGTGCCGGTTTGTGGGTTAGCAGGATGAAATACACGTATAGACGGAGAAAATGTTGGCTTATCTATATCATTATTAAAACGCCAGCACGGACTTTCCTTCGGATCGGTATTAACTGCGTGGCTATTGCCACAACCTGGGCAATCGAACAGATATGTCCCTTTAACGTTTTGTATTTCTCTAACCTTTGCTATAATGTAAAAGTAAATTTTTTAAGTCAAAATAATTATAAAAATAATTTTTTTAGAATAGATCGTTTTATTTATCTTTGGCATACTATTTGCATTATATCATAAAAAGCAATTAAAATGAAACAACTAATAATAAAAGGTATAGAACTGGATTTGTTTAACTATACGGACGGCCAGGGTTTTTCTAAAAGCATAACCGATGTCGATTTGTTGGTTAGCATATTAACCGATCATAAACACGTTACCGAAACCGTTTTGCGTAACATGGTTAACGCTATGCAATACGTTAAGGATAATAAAATGCGCAGATACATAATTCTTTTCCTTCACTTTACTAATCCGCGTAAAGGTGGCGTGCATAAGCTGCAAAAGTGTAACCAGACATTTATACGCGGCGGCGTAAAAACGCCTACCAACTGCAACCAAACCAATCTTTTTGAAAAGCCATTTAGTATATCAAGGTATAACGATTGTTTTTTACCTGGCGCAGATACTTTCCATGTTTATAACGGTAGCGATTTAGTTCGCGCTTGATTACTTTTTGGCATGATTATTGTTATATCTTATCTATGAGCAGGATACTAATAGGAGGCGCGGCACTTAACCACTACGGAAGCAGCCGCCATACCGACGACAAAGATTACCTGGTTAACATACCTACCGAGGCCGCCGCATTTTTACACGAAGATGATTGCGATCTTATCAATGCTTCCGGCCACCCCTTATTTATGGAAATATGGGAAGCCGAGCAAGGTAACGAAGTGGCAAGCGTTAAAGCGTTGCTCGATCTTAAAGCATTCGCATTCGCCCAGCATTGCATTAACCGTAAATTTCAGAAAGCAGATGATTGTGAGTATGACATTAAGTTTTTAATCCGTATGTACGGCAGTTTGTATAGTTGCCCACGCGCAAAGAAATATCTAACTACCGGAGAATATTCCGAACTTTGTAAAGTAATAAGATCAGTTAAATTTTAATCTACAAATAACATGCTAACATCGCAACAAATAGAAAAACTCGCCTCCGGCAAAAACGTTAAGCGTATAGCCGTCGAAAACTTCCTTAGTTCTTTATCTGGCAATAAGAGCGCCGACTTCGAGAATTGTAAAATGGACGCCATGTTGTATAAATGGAATGCCGCTACCGTTACGGCTATTAATAAAGGTATAGCGTTAAATAATGGAAAATAAAACAATCGACCGCACCCGTGGCGTTTATCCTTTCATGCCGATCAAACTCGAGCACGAAAGGATACGCCAACCGGAGACGTTACAAATAACGGACGATGAAACCGGCTTAGAAACAATAATCATATATTATGGTTTACCTGATCCACTTTGATACGCCGCTAAAGCACGCCAGCCACTACCTCGGTTACACGCCTAATGCCGTTACCTTTATTACACGCATAAAGAACCATAAGGCTGGGCGCGGCGCAAAGATACTCGCTGCGTGTAATGCCGCAGGTATTACGTGGAATGTTGTCCGTACCTGGCCGGACGCTGATCGCGACTATGAGCGTAAACTTAAAAAGTGTTACAACCTACCGTGTTATTGCCCTATTTGCAAAAAGAAACGTAAGAGATGAAACAAAACAACAAACGTTACAAGCTCATAACGAGCATCCGATCACAACGGAAAAGTCATTTCGCTAAAGTTGTAAAACGAGCGAAAGATTCGTCTGATAAAACTAAGTGCATCATCAAAATGATCATTAACTCATTCCCAGATGATTTTAACTCTTTCGACGAGCCGATGTATTTTGACGAGGTAACAGAATTAGATAAAGAAACTTTTGATAAACTTTTAAAACGCACACGTAATGGACATAATCGCGATCTGCCGGAAGGGTAAAAAGATTTACTCCACCACTACTAACGTTAGCATCATTCGGACGCATACCGAACGATACGAGCGCGATCACCATGGCGAAGACTTATCTAACTATAAAGTCCTCGACCGCAATAATTGGTCGATGGACGATTCTCAACCGGACTGCCACGTGTATGTCTTTTAAAATATCGTTATGTTAATAATAGATTTAAGTAAGCTATTTCAATACCTATACGACTACTCGTATAATACATCAAAGAAAGAACACTACGGAGTTTATATTGTGCCGGTTGGTCTAATAAACGAAGATGAGTTTCTGTGGGAGCTATTCCAGCAAGGGTCGGGTGTAAAGCCATGCAAAGATGGTTTCGTTTATCTTATACTCTTGTTTAAAAGCACCCTAACTTATAATTTCGGATTTCATTGATTGAAAGTTTGGCACGTAATTTGCTGTATATCAGGAAACACAAATGATATGCTAACATACGATATTAACGCCGCAATAGAATTTCGCTCTACAAACTCGACCGTCTTAACAGATAGCTACGACAATAAAGTTGACGTAGATTTTAAAACCAGCATCTCTTTGGCAAAAGACGAGATGTTTATGTTCGGTTATGGTTACGGAGCTATACAGCAACTCGGATTTAATAACCGCCGCGATGTTACAAAAACAGAATTTAAAGCTAAGTATTCTTCTTATCGTAAGTATTACTTTGATATAGAAAATGATTCAGACCTTCGCAGAAGCATAGATGAAGACCAGTGCCCTGGTTGCCAATTAGGACAATATCCTTAATAATATTTAAGATCGGGCCGAGTAGCTAATCGCAGCGAACAGTGCCAAACCGCCGCGTCTCCGGACGCGGTTTTTTACCTTTACATAAATTACAAAATTATGAACTTTGACAATCTTAATGCCGGAAGTATTTTCATTTTATCATTTGCTGGTATTATCGTAAGCGCAGTAATATGGCGTGCGATCCTGGAAGTGAATTATTTTAAACGCCAGGCCAAAGCGCAAACAGAGCTCCTGCGCCTAATGGCTCTGCAGGCCGGTTGCGATCCGGCATCGGTTAACGCATTAGTTAATCAAGAATAAAATCTATTTCCGGCGACGGAAGTGGCGGCGGCAGGACGTATGTCTTTTGCTGCTGGGTCGTTATCGGTGTTATTACCTCTCGCCCGTTGGTTGGCAAATAAAACTGTATGGCCCCTGGCAATGGGTTGTCCGGATCGGAACCCACCAGGCTACGCTCAACCAAACCGATGTCCTTACCAATAAACTGCGCGTTAAAGTGGCCCGTCGTTGCGCCGGTATATTTACGGTTAATGATTATATCATCTATTAACCTGATCACCTCAAGGAAATGAGGATAATTATCTTTCGCTCGTCCTTTAAACTCGGTCCAATAAATAGAGCTTACTCCCCAAAAAGTGCACATGCCGAAAATAGTATATGGCAATATGGTCGGCACCTCGTACATATCCCCTGCGCTTTCGCCGCTCTTGCTTACCTCTATTTTATACCACGGATTATCATCTACCGATTGAAAATATTCACACGCAGCCTCCCATAATATCTGCGGAGTATTGAATATTTTATCCCTCCCGTGTTTGGATCGGAGCTTCCAGTTCTGTACACCCTTTTGAAATCCGTTTGTTGTTTGCATGATATCCCTCTTATATCTTTGTGTAAAGGTAGTAGAAAAATAAGATTATAAAAAATTTTGCAGACATATTATGAAAATTGAGCGTAGTAAGTGTAGTAAGCATGGAAAAAGTGGTTACTACACTTTTTCGGCACATAAAGCGTTGATAATCTTTCTATTATATATTATGTAGTAAGAGTAGTAAGTGTAGTAAGTAGAATTCGAATAACACAATGAGTGAGGAAAAAGATGCGTCGACCCCTAATTAGGAGTGTCGTCGAGAAATTGTCTGTTTTCTACGCCTAATGAAACTCGTTACTACGCTTACTACGTCAGTACAGAAATGCCTACTACGCCGTGGATCGGGCCAGGCCTAACCCCTAATAACGCCTATACCTAATAGGTAGCCAACCCAAATAAATCGGCAAAACCGGCGAAATAATTCGGTGCCCTAATGCCTAATTAGTATATTCGCTCTATGCTAAAGATCGACAAAGGTGTACCGGCCCCCAAACGGGCACAAAAGCTAAACGCGGACGAAAAGAGCAGGAGGCTAATGGAAATGAAGGAAATGCTCACCTTCCTTGAGGTTGGCGATTCTACCGTCTTTACAACCGAGAATATTTCGGCATGGAGGGTCGCGTTCTGCAACCTGGCCAAAACGCCGGAACAAAAGCTGATGGAATTTAGAACCGCCGCCGCCGAAAAGGAAAACGAATACCGTATCTGGAGAACGAAATGATAACAAAAGCAAAACTGACGCAAGCGCGTGCGCTATTGCCGGAACTTGA